TTAAGTTCGTTGAGATTGCAAGCGCCTCAGTAACCCCGCTCGTATTAAGAACATCGCTCGTAATAGACGGCCCGCTTATGATAGTAACATCAGTAAGCTCGACAGTCTCTCTACGAACGATGAAGGAGCGTTGGGTCATGCTGGAGTTTTCTTTTATGGGTTACATTTAGGGGACATCACACGTCTTCCGCGTTCGCCCATTCGGGCAAGGTTTTAAGGTGCAAGTACGCTTGCCGAATAGGGTTCTCGCCTGTCAGGTCATAAGCGCAGTTGTACGCTTCATCGCCAAACGCGGGCTTGTCCGCTTGCACATAAGACCGCACGCGAAACACCAACTGCGTCTTTGTCAGGCTCACGCCTTCGACGCGATGATAAGCGTTTGTCGCCGTAAAGCCTTGCGGCGTCTCAACTGTCTTGCTCAATGCCATGCCTGCGCTCCTAAGCTGTAATGGCTCCGAATGTTTTCCACGTTCCGGGATTGCCTGCGGTCGTGCAAACAGCGCCGATATACCCGCCAGCCGTTGGCGTCGTGTATTCCACGCGATCGCCAATCGCCCACGTCCCGACCGTTGGCGCTGCGTTAAACCCAAGTGCCACGATGCGCGTGTCATCTTTGCGGGCGATGTAGCCCACGCCAAACCCTGAAGCATTTGTCGCCGCACCAGCCGTGCTTATTGGCGTGGTCACGTTGTCAAACACGTTGTCCACAATTGGCAAAACGGACGTGTCTGCGGTCGCCCCCGCACCAACGCCGTAAGTGCAGTCGCGAATAGTGTTGCGCGCAATGACGGCATCAAAGTGCCGCGTGCCTGTTGCCCAATACGAAGCGAAAGTCACGCCGACGTTGAAGTTCTCAATCGTGTTGTCGTGAACGCGCGTGTATAGGTTTCGCAGCGTTCTTATACCAGCATTGCCTTCCACCGCGTTCGTCGCATCGTGTCCGCGTATAAAATTGCTGCACACCGTTGTAATGCGCGTTCCGCTTTGCTGATCTATAGAAATAGCAGACACATTGTTGCCACTCGTTCTGCGTATAATATTTTGGGCTATATAATAGCCGCCTGTGTCTACCACCCCGCTACTGCTTTGCACAAAAATGTCTTGACCTGCATTGCCGCTAAACGTGTTTCCAGTAACAGACACGCGCGCAGATTGATTAACTATTGCAACACCTCTAGACAAACTGTCTTTAAGCAGATTGTTGCTTATCGTTGGCCCGGCGACCGTTGCCGTAGGTGCATTGACTGTAATCGCGCCTGTTCCTGCGTTGGTGTTCTGAAACTCATCAATCACGTTTGCATCAACCAACGTAAAGGGGTCGCCAGAAACAACATAAATTCCTCCGGAAGTGCTGCTGCTCGTGTCAAAACCGTTTCGGCTGCACAAATTGTTTGCAATCAAAACAGGCCCGGACGGCTGCCCTTGCTGGTAAATGCCAGTCCAAAGTGTGTTGCGGCATATGTTGTTTGTAATCACAGCGCGCGGCCCATTCACGCTGCTGTTGTTATAGCCCACCACGATTGCATGCCGCCGATTGCCGCCACTGGCGATTTCCGCCCATGTGCCGCCTTCAATGCATGTGGCGGGGTCAAGAGTGACGCAGACGTTTGCATTAATGATCACGTCTTGATCTAGGCCAAGCATGTCTACGGCAATGCCCTGGCTGTTGTTGCTTAGGCAATAGTTTCCCTCAATCACATAGCGACCGCCGCTGCTTGTGGAGTACGCCAAAATATCCGCAGCACTAGAGGACGGCCCTGCGGCATTCCACGTTCCGTTGTAAATAATGTTGCCACGCACGGTGATATTGCGGCCTTGATAGATTTGCACGCCGCACGATGCTGGACCCACCAGCTCAATCCAGTTGTCAAGCACAGACACGTTAGTCTTATTTGCAATGTAGACTGCGTTTTGCTTTTGCAGGTCCAGATTGTTTCCTGCCACCATCTTCAAACGCATTGTGCAAACAACTGTATCGTTGCCCGCAACAAAAAGGTTTTTACCAGCCGTGACGATTTGCACAAGCGATCCATATCCGTCGCCAAAAACCGTCACGCCGTTTGGGATAATCAGCTCATCCGTCACGCGATAGAAGCTTGCTGTCGCTGGTATGTACACCGCACCCTTCACGGTTCCTGCCGCTGTCAACGCGGCATTGATCGCTGCGGCGTCATCGGTTGAGCCGTCGCCTTTTGCGCCAAACCAGCGCACATTAATTGGACCGGTATACTGCCTTTTCCACCTATTGCCCGCTGCATCGACGATGACGGTTCCGCCGTTGTCTGCGGTCGTTGTATCCGTCGTGTCGAGACGAAAAATGCCTCCGCCGTCTCCTGCGGTGTAATTCTGAGTAAGAGCGACTTGTGTGGGGCGGCTTGCGCCTGAAATATTAAGAAGTTTTAGCGCTGCAATATCTGCAACTATTTGCGGTTTTTCTACAGCAAGTTCATTAATTGCTGCCTGAACTGTGCTAGACGCAACAACACCTGCCGCAGTGTTTCCAATAAGCGCTGCGCCGCCAGCGGCGGCTAGGTCGCTTGCAATCTCAGCAATAGCAGTAGGAACAGTAGAGGCGGCGATGAACCCGGCAGGGGTGTAGGGAAGATCGCCGACCAAACCCGCAGCAAGTTGTGCCCGTGTAATACGTTTTGTTTCGCCCAACCCGCCGTTTGCGCTCGTATCGAAAATAACAACTTCGTCGTTGTTTGCAGAGTTTGCGCCTGTGAGAGACGTCAAAGCAGGAATGCGTTTGCCGGGCATGGGAAACCTCAAATGGGTAGGGGGCCGAAGCCCCCTACTTAGACAGTCGCACTGAAGGGAGTGGCAAGAGAGCCGCTGCCGATAATGTCGCCAAATACCGCATAAGTATCTGCCGCAATATCAACAAAACTAACCATCCCGCCAACAAGCCCGCCAGTCGTAGATCCGTTCATCGTGAGCGTGTCGCTCGCTGCCGCCGTACCAAAAGCAGCAACAGTGCCGTCAGACGGTTTACCAATGGCAACAACTCCGGAAAACACGTCAGTATTATCCGCCACTTTAATGATATTGTTGTTGCTGGTAACCGCTGTACCAACCGTAAAGTTAAAGATTGCACCCGACCCGGTCGCCGCAGGAAGAGTAGCAGTAACCCCAGCAGCGCGGTTAAGCACAACCGTTTTACCGTCGTGGTCTGCAACAGTCACTGCAAGAGTAGCAGCCGTAGCAGATACAAGACGCGCAGACGTGTCGCACGTAGCGTTGATCTCAGCAGCCGTAGCCGTAAGGTTAACGCCACCAATTTGCGTCGTGCCCGTAAGGTTTACATTATACAATGTACCACCGTTAATGGTGGCGTTGTCCTGGGCAATGCCTTTATAGACACCCATGATAACCTCCTATGAAGTGGGGGCCGAAGCCCCCACCCCTTACAGATCGTTGACGTTAACGCCGACCAAGAACACCCGCACAACCGCGTCAGTCGGGTCGTCCGTGTTGATAAGGATATCAAGGGTGTCCGCCGCCGTCAGCGTGACCGGGGCCGCAAGACCCGTAGCCGTAATGCCTAGAGCGTTGAGCGCCGCGTCGTTAGCGAAGACGTTAGCCGCAGCAGGCGAACCGCCCGTGAAGCCAAGGTCAAGCGTTGACGTAGTGTTGGTGGACTCCACAGACATAACCTCAAGCCCACCTTGCAGAATGCACAGGCCAGCCGGAAGATTAAGAACTTGGAGCGTATCGCCAGCAGCCAAAGCGGTAGCCGCAGCAGCCGTGCGAGCAGCAACGATTGCAGCAAAGTCAAGCGTCACTTCGTAATACGCAAAACGCGAATCGCTAGGAGCCGGGAAAGAGGCCGTACCCTTATTAAATCCAAGAGTATCAGTATAAGCAACCATGGTCATAATCCTTTATAGGTTAGAGGGGGCCGAAGCCCCCTCTGTTAGGCGAGAGTGACAACCGCTTGAGCGAGCGCTTCCGGCTTCACCACTTTGTAGCCATACACTTGCAGGCCACGGATGATGTTACCGAAAGTCGTTTCCGAACGGATGGTTTCCATTTCGGTCATCTGGGACGCGAAGGTGAAGCCCATCTTGTGCCCGGCGATCAAGTTAAACTTGCCGCCAGTATCCACCTTCAAGTTGTGCGACACATAGATCGTAAACCGATCAATCATACCCAGACGCCCGTTGCGGACCATAGAAACGTTGTCGCCGACAAGCGATGCGTCCTTGAGTTCCGACTTCTTAATCAAACCCGCCATTTTCGCAGGAATGACCAAGTAGCGTCCGGACTCAGGGCAGTTCGCCTCGTCAAGGACCGTGCCCATATCAACGATGAGTTCAACCACAGGAACCGTGCCGCTATTGCCGTCCTTGGTCACCGCACGCGGCGAAGCCGTCGTACCGAGATTAAAGGAAGCCGTCTTCTCACCAGCGGTAGCGCCTTTGTTCTTAGCGGAAATATCCGGCAGTAGATCAGTCAGCACGCGCTGGTCGATTTTGATCTTCATCTGCTCAGACGCATCCTTGGACCAAGTGTCCATCAGATTAATGTCCGACTGAATACGATCAACATCGTCTTCGACGCAGGAGAAATACTCACCCTTGTCGATAAGCAGTTGGAGTTTCGGCTTATCCGGACGCTCAACGGTCAGCGACTGGCCCTTCACGTAATCACGAATGGTGATCGTCGGCGTGGTACGGATATTAACCGTATCCCCCATCGAACGAATTTCACCTTCGTAATCGGTGTTGGAAATCGCCGCCAGAACAGTAGCGTCGTAGAAATTCTCAATAAGTTTGCCACTCCAAACTTCAGGAATGAAATTCCCCGAGTAGTTCGGCTGGCCGGTGACTTTCGGAAACGACATAGTAGACTCCTAATATCTACGTTGCAACAACTCGACCCTCCGCCTGTGCGGCAAAGATGTCAGCCTCGATGCGAGCCCGCTCGTCGTCTCGGCCCCGATACACTCCCTTTCGGACATCACTGTAGAAAGTAGCAATATCTTGTCTGGAATATACACGAGGACTGCTAGGTTGTCTAGTATTACCCCTAGACCTACCGGGAGTAATCTGTCTTTCTAGCTGCGACTGACGGGAATCGCGTTGGTATTGAGCTTTTGGCGCATTGGTTTGATCTTTCCATGCGTTGAAAAAAGTAGCGATACGATTTACGTCAAAACGCTTTTGGGCTTCTTCCAAGAAGACTTGCTTGTTGAGACCGCTGATTGGGTCAACTTCAAGCAACCAATCGTGGAACTGTGGGTCGTTGTTAATAGATTGCCAATCAGGCACTGCCGCCGTTAACCGATCCCAGAAAATTTGTTCTTGGGATTCCGCTTGCGCTCTTGTGACCCGTTCGACAGTCGGAACTACCGTGGACACTTTGCGAAGCTCGGCTTTAACCGCAGCTAGCTCTGCTGCGAGCGCTTGGTTCTCTTCGCGAGCAGCCCTACGGATAACTTCAATAGTGTCTCCGTAATCCTCTACGTCCTGTGGAGTAATGAATTGCTGTGCCGTAAACGTATCATTTTGCGTTGGTGTTGCAAGCAATTCTTCCAACCGGGCGAGTCGGCTTTTAAGGTCTGCATTCTCGCGTTTAACAGCTACAACCTCACTGTTATACATGCCTTGAAGCGTTTTGTACTTCTGCTCGTATTCCCTGTCGCCAGCTGAAGGTTGCTCTCTACCCTCAACAGACGTAGTTTCGTTCACAACTTGCCGGTCGGTGTTTTCCGCAGTCACCGATTCAGAAACGTCGGCATTATCTGCCTCGCTCTGAACTTGGTCAAAGTGGGTTTTAACCGCCTCAACTTGTCTACGAACTTGTTTTGGCACACTCATCTAAAACTCCTTGTCGGCTATTTTAGTTTAGCCGCAATATCCGGGGCATCTTGGAGAAGTTTAACTATCTCCTTCAACACCTGACAGCGCCCCTGTGCAATCAGGATAGTTCCCGCGACGTGGGGGAGTTGATCCAACTCCTTATCCCGCCATTCGCGAAGATAAATTACTGCATCTGGATATGCCTTGGCCAGTGCAGCTAGTTGTTTGATTTCATTGTTATTAGGCGGTCTCACGTCGTCCGCCCCGTCTGTTGGTTAGCCACGACGTTAGCTGCTTGTCCCCCCGCTGGGGACCCGTCTGGAAGAGTTTCGCCAGGAGCACCGGGCTGTGCCTGCGGCATCTGCGCCTGCGCCATAGCCATGATGGCTTGCTTCTCACGAGATGGGACAATGTCGTCGCTCGGCATCTGCAAAGTCTTAGCAACTTCGCGAAGAAGCGCCCCGCGACCTTCAACCCCCATAATCTGAGCATCGATTGGGTTAGCCGTCGCATTAAGAAATTCGATGCGTCGAACGTTAACCACTTCTTTAACTGCCAAGGTACTCGCTCCGCGTGGTACAATGACACTGTCCCCTTTAATAGTCTCATCTTCATCGAAGCGCATATTAAACACAAATTGTCTCTCGACTACAGGTTTAATTACATCGCTATCAATATAACCCACGACTTGTCGAATGCCTTTACCTGCGGCACCCATCAGCATACTCAAACCGGACGACGTACGTCCTGCGCCCGTCACCGAAATGTCCCCCGACACGTAAGACGGAATCCCGCTGTGCTCATCGGCCATACGCGCAAACCGTTCATAAACACCCATAAGAGTGGTAGACCGGTCATCCGGCTGCGAAAACCGAACGGCAGGAGCCGCAGACCCTAGTGGGTCATTATTAACCTGCCAAATTTTCCACGGATACATCTCCGTGATGTCTTCATTAGGCGGTACGCGATCAAGGTTAATCTCGACCTGCGGACCTGAGGCAATACCCATGTTGTTAACCAGTGCGCGAGCACAAGCATTACATACATTCTGAATATCTTCGATCATCTCAGGAATGCCCATACCCCAAAACGCACCGGGCACTTTAATAAACGATGTCTTCGCGTAAGGCTTCTCACCAAGCGGGTCTGCGTTTAGGACAGCCTTAATGACGTAGTTACCAACAATCCAAACATTTCCGTCGTATTCACGGGCTGGATCAGGCACCTCCTCGCTCGTAAGCCCCCACTCAATAAGGTGTTTGCCGCTGATCTTACCCCAAAATTCAAGGACATCGTAAGTCGTGTTAGGCGAACGATAAGTCCCGAACTTCCGCTCCAAGTCCTCTTTCTGATCCTCAACAAGGTCATCAAACCACGTCTGGATGGACTCGCTCTCTAGAATCTGACGAATGGCGTCTTCATCGTAGCCGGGGACACCAATCAACCCGGCCAACTCAGATCGTGGCATGGGGTGGTGTTGGAACAGATACCCGTCGTTAATATTCGTAACGCCCGGCTCCGGATAGATACGAAACGGATCAACCCGCTCAAACTCAGGTATCAACGTTTCTTCTGGCTCTACATATGTGTACCCGCTTGTGTCGCGTTTCCACTTAAGCACCGTGCGCCGACGTACCATAGGACCCTTAATAAAGGCCGCTGGATACGTCACCAAGTCGGTAATGAAGTCATCGAATGCTTGGTACCACCCGCCCTCGGCAAACTGGTCCTCGATCCTATGCTTCATCCGGTCAGCGCGGTTCTGCGCTTGCTGCTGAACTTTAAGTTTATACTCATTAACAAGAGTTTCTTTTACGTTTTCCATGTCTTCGCGGCTAGGTGATTGACCCATGAGTTTAATCATGTTCATCACACGCTCAGCAAACATAGACTGAATAAGTTCTGTCGATGATGGGTCTAAGTTTGCAACTGGAGTGGGGCGCAAGTCCCAAGGTGGTCCGCCGTCTGCCAGAAGAATATCTCGCAGCCACGACTCCGCCGCCCGGCACTTAACTTCGGTGATCCGCATAAACACTTCAGACCCGCCCTGATTGCGGATGCTACTTAGTTTAGACGGTTCGTACTCCCCGTTGCGCTGCCGTTTAGCTTTAAGCATTAGACGCTCGATGGGCTCTTTGGCGTCCTTAGCGGCTTCCCAACACTTCTTAATATAAGCAGCCATGTTAAGAATGACAGGGCGGCTCTGCCGAGCCTCTAACTCAGCCCTAATCCGCCGTTTTTCCTCGGCATCAATCTCATCGTTACTGACCACACGAAGGATGGATAGCCCGGCCATTCGCAATCCTTTGTCTAAGATAATTTAGACATATAAGAAAAAACCCTGGAGCGCAAGCTCCAGGGTTAGGTACACAGAGAGAAACGCCGATACATTAGAAAAAACCTCAGTTAAAGTCAAGTCCATCCGTCAGGACTAACTTTCTGCACAGTCCGCGTCCGCGTCCTCGCCATCATCTCTCCCATTCCGGTAATATGGAGACATAAGTATTGCAAAGCTTCAGCAATGTGCGAGTGCTGGTTCTTCTCAACCCCACCAGTTTTGGGGTGATAGCGATAGCCACCCATCATCGCAGCCTTAAGCCGCGAACACAACGGGTCCATTAAGAAGGCGGCATCCCCGTCAACCTGCCTCATCAAAAGCTCGTCGACTGAATTAAGCCGTGCAGATAAGTTATTCGTCTTAGCAGGCATAACCTTAAAGCCCTCTGCCTTAAGAATATCAACCGCACTGCGCTCATCTGTCTGCGCGCGCTGAATACCTGCGGGGTCCACAATAACGTGTACGTCCATGCCAGGGAACCGTTCCACAAGGAGCGGACGCAGCACCGTGCGCGCGAAGCGTTGCACGCCCATGTCGAAGCTAGCTGCCTCTGCTAGAATAAGGGCTCTCCCTCTGGGGTCTTGCTGACCAATCACAGCCGCTGGCGTAAGTCCAAGGTCCATCCCGACAACCAGGGGTCGTATGCCGTTCATAATAGGTTTAAGGCGGTTTATCGAAATGTGATAATCTGGCCTAAAGTACTTATATATAGGTGTACCGGCCAGAGACAGACCGTACTCACCGTCGATGTAGACACGGGTATACTCTTCGCTGCGCCCTTCCGTGTCGTAATAACCGTCAGGTAAGTTTTCTACGTTTTCTGCATGTGGGCTACGCCCAGATGGTTGTTTAAACACCTCCCAACCATTTTCTTTGAAGCTCACGCCGTCCTTGGGGTCCAGCTTCTCCATCATATAGTACCACCATGTATCCATAGTGGGTGGGTTAGTGTCGCCCCACATCCCGAACCACGTCGGCCCGCCGTCCTTAGAAGAAGGAAAACGCCCGATCCGCTTGCTCATGGCGTCTACAATCTCGGGCGCAATGTCCCGGCACTCGTTAAAGAAGGCAAAAGTCAGTTCGAGTGAGTTCAAATTGGCCACATCGTCGGCATCATCCAGGGCGCGGAACATAATCTCGCACTCAACATCGCCCATTTTAAAGAAGTAGGTTTTAGTCGTGCGCATAAAGCGGCCACATATTCCTTCTGGGAACCAATCAAGAAATGTTTTGATTGTTGTGTCGCTCAACTGACGCACCGTTTCACGAACCACGGCGCAGCGGCTACGCCTAACGCCATCAGGGGCTGGTTCTTGCATAGAAGCACGGCGAATAATCTCAAAACAGCATAAAACACTCTTTCCGGACCCTACAGGACCCATAATTACCCGCATTTTCTTGTTTGATAGCATGAATTTGCGCCCTGTAAGGGGCGGCGTGTAGTTGATTGAGAGGCTTTCGGTCACTGTTGCTCGCCTAAATTAATGGTGATAGAGACACCTTGCGCCACGTTAACGTCTCCATCGCCCGTTTTAGGCTCTAAACCAGCCCACTTGACCGTAGATTTAATAAGGTCGGCCTTAACTGTGGGGGAAACATCAGGTGCATGGATCAAAACCCACGAAGTCGTAAGTAGTTCTTCTGCCTGAGCGCGAGCTTTCATACGAAACGTGACGCCTTTTTCCTTAATTTCGTTTCTGTATTCGTTAACGCGCTTCTCGAAAGCACTATCTTGCGAAAAAGTTAGCAGATCGTCTTTGATTAGCTTATGCCGGACTAAGATTTCATCCACGGTTTCGCCGGAACCCTCTAATAAAAGGGCTAAGTCCATAGCAAATCGGTTGTTCCAACGAGTAACCTGCATGCTTTTAATGTGCTTAAAGACCAGGGGAAGTCAAGCGGTACACTAAAAGTGTCAAATATTGGTTTTTGGGGGCTGCAATTTTTTGGAAATTGAAGAAGTGGGGGGTTAGTAAGATACTAATGCAGTGTCAAATATAAAAATAGGGGTTAGTAAGATACTAATGCAGTGTCAAATATTGGAAAAACTGGGTTTTGTTATGTGAGATTTGGGTATTCCAGGGGGCGGTCATGGGCCAATGGCCGCGTGCCCCCCGGCCCTTCGCGGGCGCGCACGCGTAAACCCTTATAATGCTATGGCTTTTGTTTTTGTATCGTGTGCGCAAAGGGATATCAAACAGAGCTTATCTTATTGCGCGTTGCATAGGGAACAAGCCTAGCTAGACGACGTCCGGAACAAAACATGAACTGCACATTGCAAAGATTTAATGCAGCGATCAAATCAAATACATAGTTTTTTAACCGTGGCCGTGCGATTGTCTTCACGTCGCTAAGGCGCAAGCGGCGAAGCTCTTTGAAACCCCGACGCGCCAGGGGAACAAGAAAGGCCATATCATGGCTAAGTTGTATCGTGACAACGTGTCTATCGTTCTCAATCCGAAAGGCGAAATTGCCCTAAAGAAAAACGAGAAGGGCGCGTTCAGCGCGGCCGATGCGGCAAAGATCGCAAAGAAAATGCGTGAATTGTCGACCAAGCACAAAGCGCCCATTTCACAATGGGCCATGTTCGTCGCGCCTGGAGCGGATGAATTGCAGCCACCGATTTTGCTGGCGAACAAATTTGGGCAACCTTACTTAGCTTGGCTTCCGCCAAGCGCTCCCAAGCCCAGCAAAAAAGGCCCCACGATTCTCGCCTAACGATCACCAACCCAGGGCGAGGCGCAAGCCTCGCCCCTTTCTTTTCATAGGTGCAACAATGAACGAAATCCTAAGCATCCTCGGCTTTGCCGCAATCGTCGGCTACTGCGTTTACGTTGTGGTAAGAGACATTACCATCTGGCATAAGAATGATTAAGTCACGGCAGGCGCGCAAGCGCCTGCTATTTTTTGTTTTCTCACCATCGGGCACAGGTTGTCGGGGGGTTAGGAGGTTTGTTGTGCTGCGGTTCCTCACTGCGTTCGGACCATTCGTCGGGGGTTCACGGCTCGTAATTTTACAGATCGCGCGTTTAAAAGTGTAAAGTGTAAAATTAAGGCAGATTTGCCTCAATCATAAAAGTGTAAAACAAAAGTGTCAAGTGTCAAATAAAAGTGTCAAGTGTAAAATTAAGGCAGACCCGCCTTAATCGTAAAAGTGTAAAGTGTAAAATTAAGGCAGACCTGCCCCAATTCGGAAAGTGTCAAATAAAAGTGTCAAGTGTAAAATTAAGGCAGGTCTGCCCCAATTCGGAAAGTGTCAAAGATTGGAAAAAAGTGTCAAAGATTGGAAAAAAGTGTCAAGCACAATCTATTTTTTTTCCGGAGGCCTGAAATTCTTTGACATATTTGACACTTTTTTGTGTAAAAGATTTGACACACAATGTGTCAAATGTTATACACTTTTGACAGTTTTAAAAAGTGTCAAATATCCAGTGTTTTCAAGGTAAAACCAGCAGGTTGGACATTTTTTCTTAGTATATTAGAATCTACTTAATATAAATAATATAAGAAAAAACACTACCCTTTCCCGATACAAAAAAAAATTTGGCCGATAGGATTTTGGTCCTACCCCCCACTTTACACTTCTGTAGAACTTATTATTTTTCCCCACTTAGATTATATTATCTACCTTATCCCTCGCAAACCCTTGCGCCCCAAGGACTTCAGCTTTTTGACATGTAAAATCTTTGACACTTTTACAATCTAAATAATCTAAATTTGACACTTTTACCCCTACCTTTTACACTTTTACCCCTACCTTTTACATTTTTCGCCATTACTTTTGCCTTTTACACTTTTCCAAGCCCCCGTAGGGGGCTTGACACCGCCGCCGGACCGTGGTACGTTAGTCGGGTCGATCGGACTTCGGTCCCCGACAGCTCAAACTTTCCAAACAACTGGCAAACATAGTAGGAGCATATCATGTCTTCCTCTAAGCTTGTGCTACGCCCCGTTTATTCGGGCCGTGGTTATTCCCCTAGTGACGCCGTCTATGACTGGTATGCTGGGAGCGACTTCATTTGTAACGAAGGCCATCTGTGGTCCATCGAAGAACTCGATGAAATTTTAGCCCTTGGCTACACCAAGCTTATTTTGCTCTGTGGTCCTGCCAACGCTAAGATTGACCTTCCCACCAACCTTCCTTCTCGCCGCTGGCTTATTGCCAACAACTTCCCGAACAATCGCCACATCTACGCTACCGCTGCTGTGGTTCATCATCACGATGGCCGCCTCATTATCGGCGAAGGCGTTTCCAGAAAGGGCTTTTAATGAACACCGGCTACACTCAAACAATCTCTATCCCACTCAACACTCCTGTAACCTGTCTGCCATACGACAGCTTTGATATCGCTATTATCAGTATCGGTATCGCCCTAGCCGCTTGCTGCGTCACCCTGGCTGTTGTGGCTCATTTCGTCTTCAAAGTGATTGATCCCAACAACCGCTAACCAAGAAAGAAACCACATGTTCGGACTGTTCATGCTGATCTACCTCAGTGGCTTTGTCGCCATCTCCGTAACCATGGGCTATCTATTTGCGCGATACGTGGCCGCTGGTAAGATTCTCTACCCCGATGGTACCTATGACCGCATTTGGTTCCAAACCGCATGGGTGAGCCTCCTGTGGCCTTTATTGACCACCGTGTATATCCTCCTGCTGATCGGCAAAATGTTCTCTGATGCTCAGTTAGAATATGAGCTTTACGAACGCACAAACGAAACCAACCAAGAGTTGCGGACTAAAAACAACGAACATTTTGCTGATGCTTGGCGGACAAACACAAACACAAACACGCCTAATGAACCCACAGTGGACATCCGCGTTTGATAGAGCAGCAGGAGAAGCGCAGTGCTGCTTTACGACGACATTGAAACCGCCATGTCAGCGCATTGGCTTCTCCTGCTCACTGCCGTTCGTCTGGATAAAGGCGAAGTTTGGTGGGAAGAGCTTTCAAAATTGGATGGGTACGAACAAATTACAGAACTACGCAAACAAAACTTAGATATTCCCGATGATTTTGAAACGTGGGTAATTTTCTTTCGAGCGCTGTTGTGGCTCATTTCGTCTTCAGAACGTGGGTAATTTTCTTTCGAGCTATGAGCAAAATCAATCGGAGTTACCATGAGTAAGAATACACAACTAGAAGTATTACCAAGTTTTATACTTATATTTTCTGCTTTAAGAGCCGAAAAAGGCGAAGATTGGTGGTATACCTGCACTCATCGGGGCTTAAATAAAAAAATTGTTGATACTTCATATGATTTTCTCACGTTTATGCGCACGCATTACGGAGATATTTACCCATTTGAACTATGGGCTGACCTCGACGATATGGTTGAGGCTTACAAAACAGCAATAGGAGAAAACCCAAACACACACTCAGTCAGTGAAGAACGTCAACAAACAAGAGAGGAACAAGACAATGCAGAACAATTCAACCAAAATCGAAACGACTGGCGCTAACGCTATACGCAGCACTCAACTGTCAGAAGTTATCAAATCGCTCTATGCGATTAAGCGTACGCTTTGTGTCGAAGGCCCCCCTGGCGGTGGCAAAACGTCTATCGTGCGTCAAGCCGCTAATCAGCTTGGTGTGCAGTATATCGAGCGGCATATGCCGACAATGCTTGTGGAAGATTTTGGTATCCCAGTCCCCGATAACGGCACGCTGCGTTACCAAATCCCGGAGTGGTTCCCTACTGATCCGACGTCGGAAGGCATTTTGTGCTTTGACGACCGCAATCAAGCGTCTGCTGACTTGCAGAAGGTCCTGGCCAATATCTGCCAAGCACGGAACCTTCATGGTGTGCCTTTGCCCCCCGGCTGGATGGTTGTTAGCACTGGCAACAGACAAAGTGATCGAGCCGGTGCTAACCGTGTTCTTAGCCATCTGCGTAACCGTGAGACTGCCATCGAGCTTGTGACCAGCATGGATGATTGGGTTAACTGGGCTTTGGCTAACGAAGTACGTTCGGAAGTTATCTCTTTCATTCGGTTCAAGCCTGCCATGCTGCATGATTTTGATCCGCAGCGTGATGCTAATCCAACTCCCCGTTCCTGGGTTGACGGCGTTTCCGCAGTGCTGGACGTTGTGCCTAAGAGCGCTGAATTTGCGTGCTTTGTCGGCGCTGTGGGGGAGGGCGCTGCTACGGAGTTTAACGCGTTTCTCAAAATCTATCGAGAGCTTCCCGATCCAGACGCTATCA